ATGCTCTCAATGAGAAGTCTGTGGCCGATATGACACGAGCCAAGGCGCTCAAGGGTCTCTTTCGAATGATCACTCCTCAATTGACAATGAAGGACATTCCTCTTCTTGCTATCAATCATACATACATGGAACAGGGTTTGTTTCCAAAGGCGATTGTATCGGGGGGCACAGGCGTGATGTATTCCGCCGATAATGTTTGGATCATTGGCCGTCAACAGGATAAGAAGGGAACAGAGATTCAAGGCTATCACTTCATCATCAATGTTGAGAAGTCTCGATTTGTTCGCGAAAAGTCGAAGATTCCAATCTCGGTTTCGTGGGATGGTGGTATTCAGAAATGGTCTGGTCTTTTGGATGTGGCGCTTGAATCCGGTCATGTTCGCAAACCAAAAAATGGTTGGTATCAGGCGATGAATCCGGATACCGAAGAAGAACTCACTCAAAATCTTCGCGAAGCTCAGACGATGAATGAATCCTTCTGGAAAGAAATATTCGAAAAAACCAATTTCGAATCTTATATCGAAAAAAGATTCAAAATCGCAACTAAAAACATGATGCACGAAAGGCTAGAAGAATGAAAACAAACATTGTATATGTAGAAAAACAAAACTCCGATTTTACTAGTATTAAAATTTTGGATGAACCTTATGCTGGTATCATATATACTTACGGAAAGGTTTCTGTTTCAGAACCTGAAGGAGAAAACGAAAATGCTACTCTCACCTTTGATTACAAAGTTGAAGAAGTTCCGCCAATCTATGGAAAAACGACCGATGAAATTGAAAACGATAAGGCCTTCTCAAACTTTATTGGAGATGTCCTTATTCAAATTTTTGAAGATAATGTAAATAATGAAGAATCTTCAGACGATAATCCTTCAGACGATAACGAGTAATGAGGAATATTGCCGAAAGGTAATTCCTCATATAAAACCAGAATATTTTGAAAATGAAAAGAAACCAGTTTATGAATTGATCCTTGGTTTCATTTCAAAGTTTAACAAGATACCAAACGTATCAGCTCTTGAGGTCGAATTTCAAGCCTCTCCGGCATTTAGTCGTTCGGATGCAAATGAAATTCTTTCCTGTATTCAAACTCTTGATCATGGTGAACCCGTCGATTATGATTGGTTGTTACACAAGACAGAAGATTGGTGTAAACAAAGAGCAGTTGTTCTAGCTATCGTCAAGTCCATCTCGATCATTGATGGTAAAGACAAACAAAATAGTGAAGGTGCAATTCCTGATATTCTATCTAAGGCTCTTGCCATTTCTTTTGATACGAATGTTGGTCATGATTATCTTGAGAATGTTGATCAGAGGTATGACTTTTATCATACAATCGAAGAAAAGACTCCTTTTGACATTGAACTTCTCAACACCATTACAAAGGGTGGAGTGTCACGAAAGACTTTGAATATCGTTCTTGCTGGCACTGGCGTTGGAAAATCTTTGGCGATGTGTCACTTCGCTGCTGACAATCTCAGACAGAACAAAAATGTGCTTTATATCACATTGGAAATGTCAGAGAAAAAGATTGCGGAACGTATTGACGCAAACCTTCTTGATGTTCAGATCGATCAGATCGAAAACCTTCCAAGAGATATTTTCAAAAGTAAAGTATCTAAGATTCAGGAGAAGACTCGCGGTAGGTTGATCATCAAAGAGTATCCAACTGCGACTGCTCATGTTGGTCACTTTCGCGCTCTTATTGATGAACTAAGAATGAAGAAGGATTTTGCTCCGGATGTAATCTATATCGACTATCTCAATATTTGTGCAAGTTCTCGAATCAAAGGACTTGGAGGATCGATCAACACTTATTCTTACGTTAAAGCAATCGCTGAAGAGTTGAGAGGATTGGCTGGAGAATTTGATGTTCCGATTTGGTCTGCTACTCAGGTTACACGAACTGGATTTGGTAACACCGATGTTGAACTGACCGATACATCAGAATCGTTCGGGCTTCCGGCAACGGCCGATTTGATGGTTGCTCTGATTTCTACAGAGAAACTTGAAGGATTGAATCAAATTATGGTCAAACAATTGAAGAATCGATACAACGATCCGACGCAACATAAGAGGTTTGTGGTAGGAGTTGATCGGTCAAAAATGAGACTGTATGATGTGGAAGATTCCGCTCAAACGCTGACCTCTGATGGAAGCGGTGAAAGTAACGATTCTTCGAAGAATTCTCACGATTTCAGCTCATTTAAGATTTAATTTTTCAACTTTTTTTAGCGCCTGTTGGCAATCAACGACTTACGACGAAAATATATTTTGACATATGGGCTTATCTAGTGTAGATTATAGCCATAATGATAGTTGAAGTAACAGGATCGACTGCAAAGAAAAGAAAACTCGTAGAAGAAGCTTCACGCTTCTACGAGCGCCTTCTCTTCAAACGAAAGTTGCCTTCTCTCTCCATTAGGGTTGAGTTAATCAACAAACTCACCGAAAAGGAAGAGACTATTGGAGATTGCATATGGGAAGATTCTAGAACTCGGCCTCGCGAGTTTACAATTCGTTTAGATTCTCATGGATGTTTGACAAAGATGCTAGAGACTTTGGCTCATGAAATGGTACACGTTAAACAATTCGCTCTTGGAGAGATGATGGACTCAAGAGTCAATTATGATATTGTTACTTGGCATGGTGAAGAGTTTGATTCTAGCAAAGTGGATTATTATGACCACCCTTGGGAAATAGAAGCATATGGTCGCGAAAGGGGTCTTTTTGTCAGATATGTAAACGAGTATGAATACGCTGAAGAAAAGTGGGTAAAGGGATTGCTTTAAATTAACAAATCTTATAAATAGTTACACTATCTAATTAATGGGAACTATGTTAAAATTTAAAGAATTCATCTCAGAACAGGTTAATGTATCAGATTTCCCCGAAGAAGTTTTTGGGAAACTCCCTGTTGAGAAAAAGAGTCAAAACAGCAAAACAGCTGTTTTTGTTGTTAGGTCAAATGATCGTCTTAATGATAGAGACGAGATTGCTCGTAACTTCATACAAGCCGGAATCACCGCTCAGATAAGACAATCGTCCGGTCAATCGGTGGATCCAATTTTCATTGACTCGGGATTTGAAACCAAAGTCGTTATATTGATCAAACCTCTTTCGGGTGGAATTGGAGAGACTACTTTAAATTCTTCAATCACGGAATTGTTTCCGGCGATTGCTTGGGAAACACGATATAATCCTACCGGAAGTGTTCAAGATTTTTACGATCACATTCTTCAACAGGATCCTCAAAAACTTTCTTGTGTAAATCCAAAAGACGTAAAGGCGGCCGCTGAAACAATTCAAAAAGCATCCGAATCTTCGAAGTTTGAAGAGAAGATGATGAACGCGATGGGCGTTCTTAAATACATAAAGGATGAAGAATCTCAAAAGGGAATTAAAATGGTCTATTGGGGTTATAGAGCCAAACCCAAAGGTGTTCCCAAAAATCACCCCGGCGACATTTTCATTGAGTTTGTTGATAAAACAATTCTTGGCGTTTCTCTTAAAGCAGGCGGAAAGAAAACAAAAGAGCCAAAACTCAATACATACGTAAATCCAGTTTTCAATGCTTTTGGCGAATCTAGATTAGTCAAAAGTCTTAGTGAAGATTTGTGGGATAGAGTTTATTCTGAAATTGAAGGAATTCCAAGTAAGAAAACCTATGATAAATCCGACCGAAGAAAAACATCAAAAGCTTTGATTGACCTCTTTGCAAAGGATCCTAAAAAATATGAAGCTCTATATGATGAACATCTTGAGATTTGTCGAAAGGCTGTAATCGATCTGTTCAATATGGATAAAGCAAAATCTCTTGGTTACATTCGAAGTGAAATTTTAAGAGATGCTCCTGAAGTTCCCACAAAGGTTATAAAGGCGTTCAAAACGGAATTTGAGGAAATCACCGCCGATGATGAGTTGGATGTTTTCCTTCCTCTAGTAAGATTCATCAAGGCTTATCCATCTAAAAACTCCAAACAGAATTGGTTTATTGACTTGGAGTCCAAGAATTCGATTCTAACGATGGAAATGTCAATACGAACCAATAAGGCTGGAAACGCTGGAGCGAAAAAACTTGGTCAGTTCTTCAATCTCGCTATCAAATATAACTCACTGAAAGTAAAAAAATGATAGGTTTTAAAGATTTTATAACCGAGTCTAAAGAGGGTAAGAATGTCCATATGACTCATATCGAAGATCGCGTGATCTACGGTGGTGTGACTGGTGCAAGAGATGCAATTGCTGCTCTTCGAGCGTTTCGCGACATGTTGGCGGGACAGGGAAAAGGCCGTTTTGATGTAACAGTCAAATGGGACGGAGCGCCAGCAGTTTTCGCCGGAACTGATCCAAGTGATGGAAAGTTCTTCGTTGCAAAGAAGGGAATTTTTAATAAGGATCCCAAAGTTTATAAGTCTGAAGCCGATGTTCGTGCCGATACTTCCGGTGACCTTGCGGATAAACTTGTAACAGCCTATAATGAACTGAAAGACCTTGGAATCAAAGATGTGATTCAAGGTGATATTATGTTCACAAAGAATGATCTTAATGTTGAGAATATCGATGGAGAGAAGTATGTAACATTCCAACCAAACACTATCGTTTATGCCATTCCGATCAAGTCGGACTTGGCGAAAACTATAATGAAGGCGAACTTGGGGGTGGTCTTCCATACAACGTATAAGGGTAAAACCTTTGAGGAAATGAAAGCAACATTCGCTGTAGACATCAATAAACTTAAGAAAAAATCTTCTATATGG